TTATGGCATACTGATGAATATGGTGACAGATCTTATATGTGGGATTATATGTAATGGAATTAACTGCAAGAAATGTAATTGAATCTTTGTCTGAGATTGCTCCTTATATTGAAGCAGATGGAGGATTTGTAGAATTTGTAGAGATAGAAGAGGATACAAAATTTGTAAAAGTTAGATTAGGTGGTGCTTGTACAAGTTGTGCAATGAGTGCTATGACTCTTAAACAAGGCATAGAAAATAAAATATTACAAGATATTCCAGATTGTAACGGAGTAATTCAAGTTCTGTAATGGATTTTGATGAACAAATGGAAGTTAGTCATTTCGTTCTCACAGAACGTAAATGTCGTGTTTGTGGAAAGACTAAAGATTTGATAGATGGTTTTTACTTGATAAGAAAGAATAAAAGTATACAATCATCATACTCGTATGAATGTAAAATTTGTACTATATCTAGAGTAAAGAGATCAAAAAAGAAAGTAAGTAATCGGTGGGAATATCCAGATTGGTAGTTCATGCATTGTTTCCCCGATGAAAAAGGGTATTTTAATAAATAATTTCAGAAAAATATTCCTGAGAACGGAGAATACAAGATGGCGGTAAATTTAGCCTCTCCTGGTGTCCTAGTAAGAGAAGTTGATCTAACAATCGGAAACGTAGACCCTACTAGTGGGTCTATTGGTGCGTTAGTTGCTCCATTTACAAAAGGTCCTGTAGAGGAACCACAACTTATTGAAAGTGAGGAGGATCTATTACAAACCTTTGGACAACCTTATTCAATAGATAATCATTACGAGTATTGGATGGTTGCATCTTCTTACTTGGCATATGGTGGCACAATGCAAGTTATTCGTGCTGATGACTTTAACACACAAACTGGTGTTGGTCTTAAAAATGCTTTTGTAGGTGCTGCATCTAGTATTAGAATTAAAAGCGATACACATTATAACCAGTTGGGTTATGATGATAATACAATAACTGGTGTAACAGTTGCAGCAAAAACACCTGGTACTTATGCAAACGGATTGAGAGTATCAATCATAGATGCTAAAGCAGACCAAATTCTGACTGTATCTGGTATAAGCACAGTTGGAATGGCAGTTACACAAACTGCAGTAGGTAGAATTAAACCTGGTGCTGGAGGAACAAGTGTTCTTGACGGATACATTAAAGGTGTTGTTACTGGATTTACAGGAACCACTGCTGATGTTAAAGTTCTTGCTCACGTTTCTGCTGCTGGAACAGTAACAAATGTAAATTATCAGCAAGGTGGGGTATACAATTTCACTTCTACTGGTATTATCGGAGTATCACCTGCAGGTTCAGCGGTTGGATCTGGTGGAACATTCGCATACACTCAAGCAGTTGACTGGTTTGAAAGACAAGAAATTGTACTAACAAGTACAGATGCAAATGGTAATCCACTTAAGATAGAATGGGATTCAATTGCAGATAGACCTAGCACTTCAACTTATGCTGCTGCAAGAGGCGGTAGATTTGATGAAATACACGTTGTGGTCATAGATGACAAAGGAACAATCACTGGTAACACAGGAACAATCCTTGAGAAACATTTAAATCTATCTAAGGCAAAAGATGCTGAGTACTCAGTAGGTTCAACATCATACTGGAGAAAATATCTTGCAACTAACTCACAATACATTTACGGTGGTAGTGCTCCTGCTGGAATTACTACAACTGGATTCAGTATACAAGCAACAAATACGCTAGATGCTGATAGTGGTTGGGATCAGGATGCTGCAGAGGTAAACTTTGGTGCTTCAGGTGTTGTAACTGCTTCACTCGGTGGTGGTACAAACTACGGAGATAAGACAGACTACACAACAGTAGGTGCTTTAACATCAGGTGTTGATGACCTAATCAGTGGTTATGAATTATTTGCAAATACAGAGGAAGTCGAAGTTGACTTCATCATGATGGGTGCTGCTCATCATCCAAAAGAGCAGTCACAGGCACTTGCAGAAAAATGTATTGCAGTTGCTGAAGCAAGAAAAGATGCAGTTGCATTTATCTCACCTTATCGTCAAGCATTCTTGAATGATAGTTCAGTGGGTGCTGTAACTGTAAACAACATTGATACGATGACTGAAAACATCGTAAGTTACTATGCTCCAATATCATCTTCAACATATGGTGTATTCGATAGTGGATACAAATATATGTTTGATAGATTCAATAACACATTTAGATATGTACCACTAAACGGTGACATTGCTGGAACTTGTGCTAGAACTGACATTGAGCAGTTCCCTTGGTTCTCTCCAGCAGGTACTGCAAGAGGTGCGATTCTAAACTCAGTGAAACTTGCCTATAATCCAGGCAAAAAACAGAGAGACATTCTATATTCTAATAGAGTCAATCCTGTTATGCTCTCACCAGGTGCTGGTATTGTTCTCTTTGGGGACAAGACATCCTTTGGTAAGAGATCGGCATTTGACCGAATCAACGTTCGTAGATTGTTCATTTTCTTAGAAGATGCTATATCAGCAGCGGCTAAGGATCAACTCTTTGAGTTCAACGATGAACTAACAAGAACAAACTTCGTAAATATAGTTGAACCATTCTTAAGAGAGGTTCAATCCAACAGAGGTATATTTGACTTTGTTGTGA